ACACCAATGGACTTCAAGACTTCAACAATAGCTGTATGATTAAACCATGGAATGCTCTTACACACTCCCATGACATTATCATCACCGTATGTCATCAAACTCACAAACTTCTTAAACGAAACACACTGCTTGTCCTCACTTAGAACAATAAAGCAATATCTCATATACAAAGCATTGACAACACTGTTGATAATCACAGTCAAAGGATGACCCGACGGATTCGAACCGTATAGCATCACAAGATCACCATTGCAATTCACAAATGAAAATGCTGTGTCTTCAGCGATACCATATACCACCAACAAATCTTCGGCACTCCAGCCGGCAAACTTGAGGATGGCTATAATGGCATCAAATGCTGCTAGAATCATCTGTGCCGTCATTTTCTTGTCAAACTTCCCGTAGTCACCAGCCACAATCTGATCAACTCCGTGTTGCACAAGATAATCACGAAATTGTTCCCACTCGAGGGATTGAGTCACACACCCTGGTGCAGCCTCAAACAGGAGACGATTCTCCTGTACAACTTTCACGAATGATAAGAGATACTTGCGCACCACGAGAGACCAATCGACAGGTGCTCCTGTGAATACACGAATCTTCCCGAGGGCTATCTTCGATTCAGCACGAGCTTCGTCTTTCAACTGACCACTAAACACCGGACACGCACGAACTCCGCTACGGTAACGATGCTCAATATCAGCTGCTCTCTCCATCACTTCGGCCGTAAACACCTTTGCTAATGGTTGAGATTCTGTTGGGGCAGCTTCCAAAAACCACTTCTTTGATTTATTGAAAGGCTCACCCATTGACGAGTTGAAGTTCATCTTATCAATGTACTGCACACCTGCAATACCATTGATGGCTGCGTGATCGCTAATAATACGTAGGTTCGCTTTGTCATCCTCCGACAAACCTGCACAAACATCAGCGACATAACCATCCACAGCCTTCTTCAAGATAGAAGTCTTCAAGATATTTTGTTGCTCAACTACGTCCTTATAAGCCAAGTGCCATGGTCTCCAATCTTTCAAATCTGGACGACCGAATGGAATTTGCCATTCACGCACGCTCTTAATGTAATCCCCACACATAGTGGAACAAACTTTTGAGCGAGAACGCACCTGGTATCCAATAAACGTTCCAAA